CGGTTCAGAGCCATAATACTTGTCGTCGATCGACTTAACAGCCGTCCGTGTAAGCCGCGGCTTATTGATCTTCGGCTTCGTTGTCAGTTTCTTACTAATTGCAGCTTTTGCCATTACACTTTCCTCATTTGATATCTTAATATAAGCTCTTTTTGAGAAAAAGGCAACTGTTTATTTCCACATGGTCTGGCGAATATACTTCGCGATCATGTGCATGATGGCTTGATGGCAGTCTTCTGCAGCTTCGTACTCAGGGCAGTCCACATGCAGATTGACCCCCTGGAGGTACTCATCAGCTAGCTCTTTCGATTTACCGCCGTCGAAGCCTGTCAGAGTGATGACCTGCATCTTCTCTTTGATAGCGGCTTCAATCGCTCTTACGACGTTAGGAGAATTACCAGAGCTACTAATGGTAATGAGAACATCTCCAGGTGACCCGAGGCGCTCAAGCTGGTAAGAGTATACTTCATCATATGATATGTCATTGGATATAGCCGTCATTAGAGGTATGTTAGCAGCGAGAGAAACAACTCTCACTTTGAAAAATTTATCTTCGGTTACGTTTGAGCAGCCTTTGGTATAATCACACGCCCAATGCTGTGCGATGGCAGCAGATGCGCCATTACCCACTGTATAAATCGTTCTGCGCTCTTTGATAGCCTTGCAGATGATATCAGCAGCCTGCTGGAGTCTGAACTGCTTGATTGACTCTAGACCTTCTTCTACAGCAACAGTATGCTGCTTGCGAATGGTCTTTAATATACTAGTCCCTGTAGACAACTTTAGCTCCTTCTGTAGCTACGTTAACGTCTAAGCAAACTCTATCTGCAAAGGCGTCTTTGATCTTCTGTTTGTTTTCAGCCAGCGCGAGCATATAACCACCCCCACCAGCACCTAATAGCTTAGCACCTTCTGCGCCATATTGCAAGCACTTTTTGTACATTTCATCTATAGCTTCATTAGAGACGTTTTGTTGAAGAGTTTTCTTCATTAACCATGATTCGTTAATCGTCTTACCGTATTCAATATAATCTGGCTTTTTAACTGAGAACTCATTTGCAATACTTGCAAGCTCCATGATAAGAGAGCTCTTATCGTGCATATCAATACTATCTAGAATCTCAGCAGCGTGTCTAGTTATATTGGTAGGGATTAGCAGCATGTGTCTGTCAATATTATTTGGATGAATACGCTGCACAGTAATATTATCATACTCACCAAGAGGGAAGTATCTGATATAGTTCATGCCGCCAAATGCAGACGCGTATTGATCCTGCTTGCCAATATTCCAGCCACACATCTTAATTTCGATATGACAAGCTAGCTCAGCTGTATCGTATTCATTTAATGACTGCCCACAATACTCACCTAATGCACGAACAAGAGCACAGGTAAAGGCAGACGAACCACCTAAACCTGTGCCCATTGTTGGAATATCAGCAAATGAATTGATTTCGATATTGGATTCAATATTGAAGTACTTAAGCGCGTTACGAACGATTTCATTTTTAATGTCTTTAACACTCGTAACGGTTTCTTGCTTAGCGTATGAAATTTTGATATGATTATGTGGCGTATGACCTACAGCAACGTATACGTGCTGATCTATACTCATGGATAGTGTAGAGCCGCCCCAGCGTTGATAGTGAGCTGGAATATCTGAACCACCACCAAAGAAAGAGACACGCATAGGTGCCTTCGCCAAAATCATTTTTCGTTCCTCATTTTACACTTCTTATACCAGTCCCAAGCTGACGTAACAATCTTCTCGAGATCAGTATGCTTATATTCAAAGCCTGTTTGTTCAATGAACTTACTATTTTCAGCAATCAGTAGAGGAGGATCACCAGGTCTACGATCACCGATCACATATTTAAGTTCTTCACCTGTGTACTTTTGAAATGCTTCTACAATTTCTTTGTTAGTAAAGCCTTCCCGTGAACCTAGGTTAAAGGTATATACACCTTTCATATCTGGAAGATCACCTAAGAAATCACATGCATGTATATGGGCGCGACAAATATCTAATACGTGTACATAATCACGCACACATGTACCATCTCTTGTTTTATAATTACCACCGTTGATAGTAAAGTAGTTATAATCGTAAATAGCTGAACAGATCTTAGGAAGAATATGATCAGAATCTAGATGATCACCGGCATCATTATATGCACCAGCAACATTAAAGTAACGGAAAATAACAGTATCAATACCTGCGCTTGTACAAATCTCTTGAATAGCTTCTTCGCACATTAGCTTAGAACGGCCGTATGGGTTACAAGGACGTGTTTCTTGGTACTCTACTGCATAAGCTCCATCTTCCCCATATACAGCTGCTGTGGATGAGAAGATAAACTTACCCTTCCAACCGGCTTGATGAAGCTTGCCAAGTAGTTTAGCGGTTTCCCCTAGGTTATTATAATAATAAAGTGCAGGGTTAGTGACAGAGTCAGCGATCGCTGCAGAAGCTGCAAAATGAAAGATGTGTGTAATGCCGTGCTTAAGTACACTCTCAATGACTAAGTCATCAGAGCAGTCACAAAAGAGAGAGTGATTTAGCTTCAGATCAATATAAGTACGTTCTGCATTATCAACCCCAATACAGAAAATTCCAAGTTCCTGTAGCATCGTCACCATTACTGACCCGATGTAGCCTCTGTGCCCGGTCACTAGTACTCTCATATTGGGAGTCTCCCGTCAAAGTCGAAGAAGTGTTCGTCGTTAAATGCTTTATCGTCGATCCAGATATCGTAGGAAGGTTTTCCGAGTCTGACTTCATGATATTTACATCCCCATGAATCAAGTTGTTGTTTGGTGAGTTCAGTCCAGTCTATTCCTGACCCTGATCCACGAGCAGTCCAGTAGATAATAGTATTACCCTCATCATACAACTCATTGACTCTATCGATACGACCTTGATAAGGAACAGAGTTAGGATAATCCCATTTGCCCTGGGCGTCTCTGCGTGTGAGACAAATGGTGTTATCAATATCTACAATGTATATCATGGCTTGTATTGAAAGAAACCAGCGTTTGCTTTTGGCAGTTCGCGTGGTTCATCTAGAAGCGAGACTAAGAACTGTTCCCGCGAAGCATGAGTATTAGGATCTTCATTCCACTGATACATGTTGGTCCAATTTGCACTCGTCTCATACAGAGCTGCAAAGTTAGGATGTACGCACAGTAGACCAGCAGACATAGCTTCCATCAAGCAGATACAAGACGTTTCAGGCCAGGTTGATGGGTAAGCGAAGATATGAGTCTCTTTGAGACGCTCACGCAGCTCTTCGTTAGATACTGTACCATGATAGTTAATCTTAGGATCAGCTTCGCATGCATCAAAGAGCGGCTGGAACTGTTTATCCTGATCTTCCCATCCATAGAGCTTAAACGATGAGTAAACATCTAACTCGATGTTGTCATACTTTTCGCAAAGCTTCTGGAATACCGGGACAAGGATATTAAGCCCGCGATGAGGTGTAGCCCAGTATGCAAGACGAATCTTGTCAGTAGGCTTTTCATGCTCATCAATAGGTACAATAGCGTTCTGCAGCACCATGCACTTTGACCAAGGAATGTTATACGCTTGAATATAAGCTTGCATCTGCCAGTTAGATACGAATACTAGACGATGAAACTTCTCCCATCCACCATCCTTAAGATGCTCAGAGGCCGGGTCTCCAGGGAGGTCATGGAGCCAAAGAATACGAATCTTAGTCTCATCAAGAGCTTCTTCTACTCGTGATGTAAAAATCTGAAAATTTTCTAGAAGATCAGCTGGCATTCTGTCTGCCAAACCATACTTCATAATCTCTGTACCACCCATAGCTTTCGATGAAAGACTATCCTTAGCTAACGCCATAATATTTTACTTCCTTGATTGTTTCAATATTGACTGAACGCCAGCCATCTGCTTCCAGATCCCATACAGGAAGGATATTTGGTATACCTTCACGAGTACGTTCTGTTTTCTTTTCATAAGGCACAGCAACATCTGCACGAAGAGTACACTTCATGAGGCGATCTGTTCCGTCTTTTTTTGTAAATGTAATTTCAGCGTTCTGTTCGCTGAGAGCT